ACCAATATCACGACGGTCGGGGCTGTCAGCGGATCAGTGGGATCCATCAGCGGAGTGACATTTCCCGCCAATTTTGGAGTGCTGTTGATTAACTCCAGTGGGCATATCAGCCGCGTTACGCTCGTCGATACGACGACCACGAACACCGACATGCGTGGCACGGATGGCGCGGCACTGGCGAGCATCTGGACAGCCACCGTGGCAGGGCGGATCGACGTGGCCATGAGCACGCTCGCGACACAGTCGAGCGTCGCTGCGCTCGCGGCATTTGTGGACACGGAAATTGCCGACATCAAGGTGAAAACCGACGCCCTCCCCGCCGCTCCTGCCGCCGTTGGCAACATTCCGACAGCAGCCGCGATCGCTGACGCGGTGCTCGACGAACTACTGAGCGGCCATACGATCCCCGGCAGTGTTGGCACGGCCCTCGCCGCCGCCTCGTCTGCAGGCGACCCGTGGTTCACCCTTTTGCCCGGCTCGTACCCGCCCGGCTCTGCTGGCGCGATCATCGGCGCTGTCCTCGCGGCCATCGACGCCGTCCCGACCGCTGCCGAAATCGACGCGGTGCTCACGGCCGCTCACGGCTCCGGCTCGTGGGTCGGCGCTGGCTCGACATCGAGCGGCGGCGACACGTCCGGTCTATCGTCCGAGATCCTCGCCGCGGCTGGCGGACCGAGCGAAGTCCAGAACGGCGACCAGAAGGTCAAGGCCCGTTCGATCGCCGAACTTATCGAGGCCGACAAGCATCTCGCGGCGAAAACCGCCGCCGCCGATCCCGGCTCGATCTTCAGACGCATCACTCCACCAGGGGCGCGATAATGTTTCACTGGCTCTTTGGCCGCCGCAAGTCTCCCGCCGTCGACGCTCGCCTGGCCATCCGCCAAGCCGCAGCGGCCATCATGGCCCGATACGACGCGGCTGGACTGTCGCAGGACTCGAAAAATCACTGGGTGCCTGCGGACAACCTGAGCGCGGGCAGCGCGAACGCCAAGGCCGTGCGGAGCGTCCTCCGCAATCGCTCGCGGTACGAGTGCGCGAACAACTCCTATGCGAACGGTATGGTGCGCACGCTCGCTTACCACGGGATCGGCACGGGCCCGAACCTGTCGCTCGACTCGGACTCCGCGTTCGCTCGGGAAGTCGAGGACCGATGGTCCGAGTGGTCCGAGGCCGTGGACCTCGCGGGCAAGCTCCGCACGATGCGCGAGGCGCGAGCGAAGGACGGCGAGGTGTTCGGCATGATGACGACGAACGCGGCCATCACGCACCAGGTCAAGCTCGACCTCGTGCCGATCGAGTGCGACCGCGTAACCGATCCCCGGCTCGTGGGCTACGCCACGGGGCCGAGCAGCTATCCGGGCGGCGAGATCCAGCGCGGATACAACGACGGAATCACGTACGACACGGCGGGCAATCCGACCCGCTACACGATTCTGGACGACCACCCCGGCGAGACGTTCTACACGGCCCCGACCTACCGCGACGTCTCGGCGGATTTCGTCCTCCATTGGTACCGGGCTGACCGTCCCGGGCAACGTCGTGGCATCCCTGAGATTACGCCCGCCCTGCCGCTGTACGCGATCCTGCGCCGCTACACGCTCGCGGTTCTCACGTCCGCCGAAGTCGCGGCCATGATGAGCCTCTTCCTGAAGACCACATCTCCCGCGATCAACCCCGCGAGCGTCGACCCGTACGACCTGATCGACCTTCAGCGCAACACGATGATGACGCTGCCCGACGGCTGGGATGTGCAGCAACTCAAGGCCGAGCAGCCGACGACGACTCACGACGCCTTCGCCTCGACGGTCCTCCGCGAGATCGCTCGCTGCCTCGACATGCCGTACAGCATCGCCGTGGGCGACAGCTCGAAGCTGAACTACTCCTCCGGCCGGCTCGACCATCAGACCTATCACCGAGCCATCGGCGTGGATCGTGCGAGCTGCGAGCGGGCGATCCTCGACAAGCTGTTCGCCACCTGGCTCGACGAGGCCCTGCTGACCGACGGGCTGTTCACCAATCCGCCCGAGGGCCCGCTGCGATCCGCGTGGGACTGGCCGCCGTTCATGCACGTGGACCCGCGACTCGAAGCCGAGGCCACCCAGATCGACCTCGCCAACGGTCTCACGAGCCTGCCCGCCGAGCTGGCCATACGTGGCCGCCGCTGGGAGGCGGAGTTCGGACGCGCGGCACGCGCTCTTGGTATCACTGTCCAGCAGTACCAGACGCTCCTCCGCAATCGCATTTTCATGACCGGCGGGGCGGCGCCCGGCCAGCAGCAATCCGCCGACGAATCCGACACGAACGACGACATCGACACGAACGACGACAGCGACACGAGCGACGAAACCGACGCCGAGGAGTCCGCGACATGATCCGAGCCAACGCGCCAATCCCCGAGCTACTCCAGGCCTCCGGCGAATGCGTCGACTGGCTCCAGGCCGAGGCGTCTGCCGACACCGCCGCGCCCGCGAAGCTCAAGCGGTTCTCGGGCATCGCCTACACGGGCGGCCCGATGAAAGCCAACTACTACCAACCGGTCGTGATCGACCTCGCGGGCCTGACCATGGCCTCCGAGGTGATCCCGTTCCTCTATCAGCATGAGCCGACCGCCATCGTGGGCCACGGCACCGCCGAGATCGGCAAGCAGTCGATCCGCGTGTCGGGCGAAGTGTCCGGCGTGGGCGACGCCGCGAAGGAAGTCGTGGCACTGGCCGGCAACGGCTTCCGCTGGCAAATGTCCGTCGGTGTGATGCCCGACAAGACCGAACAGATCGACGCCGGCGCGAGCGCCATCGTCAACGGGCGGACCGTGTCCGGCCCGGCAATCGTAGTTCGCGGTGGACAACTCCGCGAAGTCTCATTCGTCGCGATCGGGGCTGACGGGCGTACCGTCGGTCGCGTAGCGGCGACCCTTCCGAAAGGTAGAACCATGGATTTTGAACAATGGCTGAAGGCCAACGGGTGGGACGCCGCAGCGCTGACCGCCGAGCAGACCGCGAGCCTTCGAGCCGCGTTCGACGCGTCGCAGGCTCCCGCCCCGACTCCGGCTCCGGCCCTCGCTCCGGCTCCCGTGGCCGCCAGCGCCACGCAGCTGCCGGACGTCGACGCGATCGTCACGGCCGCCGTCTCGCGGGCCCTCGCGGCTCAGCAGGACCGCACCGAGTCGGCCGGAGTGCTCGCATCGTTTGAAAGCCGCATTGACTCGCGGACGCTCGCGCAGATCCGGGCCAGTGCTGCGGCGGGCAGCTGGAACCGTGACCGTGTGGAGCTGGAATGCCGACGGGCGGCTCGCCCCGAGGCTCCCGCGATTCACGTGCAGGCGTCGGGCATCGACGCGACGGCGCTGGAAATCTCGCTGCTACGTGCCCACGGCACGCCGGCGAAGTACATCGAGCAGACCTACCGGCCCGAGGTGCTCGCGGCCGCGGACGCGTCGCAGTACCGCCGCATGAGCCTCCACAAGCTCCTCGGCATGATCGCCGCAGCGGGCGGCGTGCACTGCCACGCGGGAGACAAGGAGGGCCTTGTCGAGGCCGCCTTCAAGGCCCACGCACAGCTGCTTAAGTTCGACGCGTTCAGCACAGTGAACCTGTCCGGCATCCTGTCGAACGTGGCCAATAAGGCCATGCTCGCGTCGTACCTCGCGGTCGGCGCGACATGGAACCGGATCGCGGCGGTGCGAACGCACAGCGATTTCAAGGTCAACACCTTGTACCGCATGGACGCCGACGGCGCGTTCAAGAAGGTGGGCGCGTCGGGTGAACTCAAGCTGTCTTCGTTCTCCGAGACCGCGTACACGAAGCAGCTGAGCACCTACGGCACGATCATTTCGCTAACGCGGCGCGACATGGTCAACGATGACATGGGCGCCTTCTTGCAAATTGCGCAGCAGATTGGCCGCATGGCCGCGATCCGCATCGAGGAAGCGGTCTACGCGCTGCTGCTCAGCGGAATCAACTCGACCTCGATGTTCCATGCGAACAACGGGAACTACCTGACCGGTGCGGGCGCTTTGTCGATTACGTCGCTCGCGGCCCTCGCGCAGAAATTCGCCGACCAGGTGGACAGCCAGGGCAAGCCCGTGCTGATCCAGCCCCGTGTTCTGCTCGTGGGGAACGCCATCAAGGTCACCGCTGAGAACCTGTTCTCCGAGACCGTGGTCACTGGCTCGACCACGGCCGACAAGCTCCAGCCGGCGCGCAATCCGCACGCGGGCCTCTACGAGCCTGTCAGCTCGCCGTACGTCAACAACACGCGGATCAAAGACCAGGACGGGGTCGCCCTGTCGGGCCAGACCTCGACGGGCTTCGGCCTGTTCGCCGACCCCGCCGAGCGGGCCGCTCTGGGCGTCGCGTTCCTCAACGGCGCGCAGTCCCCGACGATTCAGTCTAGCGACGTCGATTTCGCGCAACTGGGAATGCAGTTCCGGGGCTTCATTGACTTCGGTGTTGGCTTCGAAGACCCGACCGCCGCCTCGTGGAGCACCGGCCAGTAAGCCGCTAGCAGCAACCTAACGCGGCCGGCGACGGCTGGCCGCTCCTCTCACGCTCACCAATAAGGATTTTTATATGGCTCAGACTCCCGCAGTAAGCGTTGCCAATGGCGACGCGCTCGACTACACGCCTGTCGCCGCGAAGGTGGCGGGCGACATCATCGCCATCGGTCCCCGCGCGTTTCCTGTCGTAGTGAACCTCGCCGCGAACGAACTCGGCGCGGTGATGACCGAGGGTTTGTTCGACATCCCGAAGGCCACCGGCGCGCTCAACGCTGGCGATGCGATCTACTGGGATGCCTCCGGCTCGCCCAACGTCGGCGACGCCTCCAGCGGCGCGGCGACCGCGACCAGCGCGAGCAACAAGTTCCTGGGCTACGCCACGGCGGACGCCGCCTCGGGGGACAAGTACGTCCGCGTTCGGCTCGCGGATGGACCGACGACGAACTCCCTGCCGAACCTCACGCCTGCCTCACTGGCGGCGGCTGGCTCGGCTCAGGGCGACGCAGTGGCCATCGGCTCGACCGTGGGCTTTGCGTTCGTCACGGGCGCCGACGGCACGAAGGGCGCGGTGCTTCCGGCTGCCGTGGCCGGGAAGGTGATCGTCGTCAAGAACTCGGACGCGGCCAACGCCGTGTTGAAGCTTTACCCGGCGAGCGGCGACGCGATCAATGCGCTGGCGGCGAACGGCTCGCTGAACATGGCGGCGAAGACCTCCGCGCTGCTCGTGTGCCTCGACGCGACGACGTGGTACACAGTCCCGCTCTTGCCCTCGTAATCGCCTGGCGGCGGTGTGTAGGCCGATGCGTCGAGGGTGCTTCCATACACCCTCGGCGCAAAGGCCGGAGGACCAACGATGCCCAACATGCTCGCGGATGGAATGGAATGGCTCAACACCCAGCTTAAAGCGGCTGGCTCGTCGACCGTCACCTACGCGCGCGGGGCGGCATCGACGACGTTCCCCGCGACGATCGGGCGCCACAAACCGTACGACGCTGGCGAGCAGGGGAATAGCCTGTACGGGTTCGAGATGCGGGTCACGTTCGAGCGGGTCGCCCTCGTGCTGTCCGGCGCGCTCACGACGCCGCAGCGGGGCGACCGCATCACGGTTGTCGCCGGCGGACTCACGAGCGTCTACGACGTCCTGCCGATCGACGGCGAACGCTGGTGGCGCGACTCGGACGCGTTCGGTAAGCGAATCGAGGTGCTCGTCAAGCTCCAGGCGAGGACGCCATGAGCATCGCGAGCGACATCCGAAACGGCGTGGTGACCGACCTGAACGCGGCGGGCACGGCGTACTTCGGCGTGACCTATCCATTCACCGCCGCGGCCGCGTGGTATGTCGCGATCGACCAGACCAGCGAGGCGCTCCGCGTGGACGTGATCGCGGATAGTCACCGCACCGAGCGACTGGCTCGCGGATACCGCCAGGGTGACGTCGATATCCTCGTGCACATGCAGCGGAAATTGTCGATCGGCGCGCTGGAGTCGGGGCAGGCCGATGACCTCGTCGACGTCTTGCAGAAGATCGAGCAGTACTACTACACGCAGCGATTGCGGGTCTCCACCGTCCCCGCTTCGCTCGTGGCATCGCAGATTCAACTGCCGATGCGAAAACACCTGAAGGACGGCGGCCGGTTCTATGCTTGGTCTCGGCTCACCTTTCGCGTTATTAGTAAATAGGATTCATATATGACACTGACTCAAAGTCACGTGATGGGGTTCGAGGCGAAGCTGTACCGGAACACCGGGACAAACGCCATGCCTACGTGGGTCGAGATCGAGAACGTCCGCGACCTCGCGCTGGCGAACTCGATGACCGACGTCGACGTCTCGGCTCGCGACGGCGGCGGGTTCGCGATGAGCGACTCGGGACTCCAGACACTTGAACTCACGTTCCAAATGAATGGCGACTTCGGCGACCCCGACCTCACCGCGATCCAGACGGCTTACCTCAATCGCGCGCCGCTCCTGCTCGCCGTGGCGTCGGGAGCCATCGCGGCGGCCGGCACGCAGTACGTCCGCTTCGCGGGAATCGTCACCGGGTTCGCACAAGCCGAACCGCTCGACGGGATCATTCAGTTCGACGTGACGGTCAAGGTCGCTCGCGCGAAGGCGGCGGGAACGCTCGTGGTCCCGACGTGGGTCACGCTGACCAGCACGACACCGGCATAGCGGGGAACCAATGGGGACATTCAAAGACACCTCCGGCCGCGAGTGGACCATCACACTCACGGTCGGCGCGCTGAAGCGCATCCGGTCGATCGCGGGACTCGACCTCATGCCGCTTTTCGGCGGACAGGACAAGCAGGAATCCGAGGCGGTGCGCACGCTCCTCCTCGATCCGCTGCGCATGGCGGACGTGGTTTACGCCGCGCTCAAGCCGCAGCTTGACGAGGCCCAGATCGGCGACGAGGCGTTCGGCGAACTCCTGGCCGGGCCCGTGCTCGCCGACGCGGCTCAATCGTTCCTGGACGCCGCGACGGTTTTTATCGGGGCCACTCAAGGCGAAGCGGCAGCGAAGTTCCTTCGAGTGGCGACGACGAAACGCGACGAGGCGCGAGCGGTGGCGTGGAAGGCGGCGGCGACGCAGCTGGCCGCGCTCGACGTCGGCGACCGGGTGACGCTCGCGATGGGTGGGAAGCCATCTACCGAGCGGCCGGACAGCTCGGCGTAAACCCGGATTCGTACACCTGGTGGGAGCTGGCGACGATGGCGGAAGGCCGGAGCCGCGAGCAGTGGGAGCACACGAGCGCCATGGTCTACGCCACGATCGCCGCACAAAATCCGAAGGCTGCCAAGCGGCTGAGCCCCGCACACTTCAATCCGTGGCGGAAGGCTGCTGACCGACGCGGGACGCCGCTGACTGTCGGGACGCTGATGGCGATGCGTGGCATGTTCCCGGAGGAGTTCGGGTGATGAAAATGAAGCTCGCCGCCGAACTCAAGCAGTTCTTTTTCGACCGCCCCGCGGTGCTGAAAAAGCTCAAGAAAAAGAAGCTCAACGCGCTCAAAAAAGCGGGTGCGCTCTCGCGGCGGATCATTAGAAATAAGCCCCGCCGCCGCAAGCGAAAGTCGCTTCCCGGCGAGGCTCCGAGCGTTCACACGAAGAGCAAATTCGCGACGCTGCGCAATGTCCTGTTCGCGTACGATCCATCGACTGACGGCGTGGTCGTGGGGCCGGTCAAGATTCCGACCACGGACACCGAGCCAGCGCCTGCGACGCTGGAATACGGCGGACGCATCGACCGCCGCAAGAAGCGGTCGCTCGGCGGCTCGGGCGAGGTGGAAGTCGACGGGCGAAGGATCGCCGCGGACGGCTCGCCCAGGCGAGTCAATCGCGGCAGGCGTGGCGGCGGCTCGTCCATGAGTACCGTCGTCGACAGCGACGGCGAGCAGCGGTCCGTGGTCTACGCCAAGCTCAGAACCGAGGCGCAGGTGCGGCGAGCGAACCAAATCAACGAGGAGCTGTACGGGCCGACCTCGAAGACTCCAGTGATCGAGCCCCGCCCGTTCGTCGGGCCCGCGATGACCGAGGCGGCTCCCGCATTCCCGGAACTCTACGCCACTAGCCCCGCAGGATAAATCATGCCCAACACACTACTGACCGCGAACCTCGCCCTCTCCGGCTCGGAAGTCTTCTCCGCGGCCGAAGCCCCGACGGGAGCCTCTGCCGCTCAGCGGACGATCGCCGTGACCGGGGCGGACCTGTCGACGACGCTCGACGCATCAAGTACGCCGAAGGTGGAGTCCCCGCCGATCGTCCGCCGCGTGACCATCAGCGGAACGACGACGATCGACCTGACCGCAGCCGCAGGCGTGACCCTGCCGCTGGCCGCGAGCCGCACCGTGGACGCGACGGGTAGGCGACTCGTGGCTATGCGGCTGTCGTGCCCGACGACGAACTCCGGGGCGGTGAACGTGGCCCCGGGAGCGTCGAACGGGTACGCGCTGCTCGGCTCCGGCAACGACGTCGACGTGCGGCCCGGCGAGACGCTGATCGCCATCACGAGCGGCGTGGGGAGCGGCAAGCCGGCTGTCTCGTCGACGGTCAAAAACATCGACATCACGGGCACGACCAACGACGTAATCCTCGTCGAACTCTACTTCGGGACGTAGTCCATGAGCGTCAGCAATGTAAAGGCCGGCAAGGCGTGGTGGGAAATTACCGCCGACGATCAGGTCACGAAGACGCTCGACGCGATCGCCGAGCGGCTGTCGTCGTTCGGGAAGGCCACGATGATCGCGGGCGGGGCCATCGCGGCTGCCGGCGCGGCCATCGTCGGCCCGGTGATCGCGGCGGCTCAGTCGTGGTCGAATTACGCGGGTGACCTCGAAGACGCTTCGCTGCGGACGGGGATCGCGATTGAGTCGCTATCAACGCTGAACCTTGTGGCAGGCGAGCAAGGGGCGAGCACGGAAGCCCTGAGCAAGGGCCTGATCGGAATGGCGAAGTTCGCTGACGCGCTCGCGGGCGGAAGCAAGGAAGCCGCCGACGCGCTCCAGCAACTCGGGCTCTCGCAATCGCAGTTTCTCGCGCTGTCTCCCGAGGACCGGTTCAAGGCCCTCGCAGACGGCATCGCGGCCATCGGCGACCCGACAACACGGGCCACGGTCGCGATGAAAGCCTTCGGCAAGAGCGGCGTGGAACTCCTGCCGATGCTTGCCAGCGGATCTAAGGGGATCGAGGGCTTGCAGGCCAAATTCGACGCGCTCGGGCTGACCGTCAGCAGTTCAAATATCGGAATGTTCGCCGCGTTCGGCGACGAACTGAGCGACATCGGCAAGCAGCTACAGCGGGCGTGGCAGGAGGCCGGCGCGGCGCTGATCGAGGCGGTCACGCCATTCTTGCCGATCGTGAAGCAGGCCCTCGCGGGCGTGATCGCGTTCATGCGCGAGAACCGCGGACTCGTGAAGGTGGCTCTGGCCATCGGAGCGGCCATGGTCGCGGCCGGCACCGCAATCGTCGGCGTGGGCGCGGTGATCGCGGGCGCGGGTGCTGTCATCTCCGGAATCACCGCCGTGCTCGGCGCGCTGCCCGCAATTGTCGCAGGCGTCTCCGCCGCGTTCGCGTTCTTGGCGGGGCCTGTGGGCATCGCCATCGCGGCCATCGCAGGCGTCGCCATCGTGATCGCGGGAGCGGTGGCCGCGTTCGTGCAGCTGACGGACACCGGGGCACGGACGTGGGAAGCCATCAAGACTGGCGCCATGGGCGTGTGGCAGACGGTGAAGCAAGTCGTCGGCGGGATCGCGTCGGCGCTGATGGCCGGCGAGTGGGGATTGGCCGCGCGCATCGCGTGGCAGTCGGTGGTAGTGGTGTTCGAAGCGAACGTCGCGACGCTGAAGTCGCTACTGTGGTCGCTCGCCGAAACGCTCGTCGTCGCGATGCTGTCGGCGCTGCGAAAGATCGAGAAGCCATTCGCCGATTTCTTTGGCGTGGAGGGCCCTGTCGGCCGCGCCCAGCGGCGGTTCCAGGAGTTCGCGAAGGTCCAGTCGCAAGCCGGCTGGAAGGACTACCGCGAGGCTCGGGCGGAACTCGACAAGCTCACTGCGAGCGCCGAGGCCGCTCGGGCGAAGGCCATGAAGGCGTACGACTTCAGCAAGTTCAAGGGCCCCGGGCCGGACATCGAGGCCGGCACGAGCGGCGGGACGGCGGGCCGGCGCGAAGCCGCGTTCGGCATGATGGGCACGTTCAGCGCGACGGTGGCCGGGATGCTCGGCAGCATGGTGCCCGACACGCTCACAGAGATCGCGGACAACTCGAAGCGTAGCGCGGACACGCTGGATCGCATCGAAACCAAAGTGGGAGAGGGCGGCTTAGCCTTCGAGTGATGGACACGTTCGAGAGATTCAGCAGCGCCGACACCACGCTCACAAACAATTCAGCGAGCAGCGTACGCCGCTGGATGCACAGGGGCGGATCGAGCGAAGAGGAGGCGATGTTCCAATTGCGGATCGTCACGCCGCAGTTCTACCAGGTGGGCGCCGAGCGGATCGTACGTCAGCAGATCGTCACGCGGCCCGTAGCCCCGGAAATATGGGAGGCCGAGGTCACGTACGGGCCGGAAGATGACAAGAAAAGCGAGCCCGAGAAGCAGCCGGGGGACTACGATTTCGCGTT